ATCTGGTTCGGTGGTACAGAGGGTGACGATGGTACTGTAACTCCTACTGGTAGCGAAGGTAAGTTCTCCTTTGACGGTCAGCTTTCCGCTCATCCTACCAGCGGTGGTACTAACCAGGTGCGAGGTATGTCTATCACCATTGCACCGTCTACTGTGATCAGCTTTGAGTAAGAGTGGTCAACATATCATTATTTAAGATAAGGAGATAAGAGCAATGGCTAAACAGATTATTTTCACTTATGAGGACAAGGAATACACGCTGGAATATACCCGGCGTACAATCAAGCAGATGGAAGCCGAAGGGTTTGTTGCCAATGACATTGACAACCGCCCGATGACCCTTCTACCTGCCCTGTTTGCGGGTGCTTTTAAGGCACACCACCGCTTTGTTAAACAGGAAGTGATCGACAAGATTTATGCGGCTATGCCCAATAAGGAAGATTTGATTGGCAAGTTGGCTGAAATGTACAACGAACCTATCATGTCTCTGATGGACGAGCCTGAGGATGCTGCGGGAAACGTGGAGTGGGTGACCTCTTGGTAACGGAGGGGTCATCTGATGATCACAATGGGGGCGGCGGTGCAAGCCGTCCGTCCCCTCTTTTGCGTTACGGTGAAAAGTTCGATGAACTGTGTCCGTATTATATGAGCCTTGGTATGTCCTATTCTGACTATTGGGATGGTGACGGTGCTATGGTGAAATATTACAGGCAAAAGGATGAATATGTCAGGGAGAGAGAAAACTTCAATCTCTGGCTGCAAGGTATGTATATTTATGAAGCGTTGTTGGATGTAAGCCCTGCACTTAGACCGTTTGCGAAAAATTCCAAACCTCAACCTTACCGTTCTGAACCAGTACCTTTAAGTCAGCACAAGACTAAGGAGCAAAAGGAACGGGAAAATCAGAGAAAGTTGAAAAACGGCAAGGAAGCTATGATGGCTATGATGGTTGAAATCAATAAACGCTTTGAAAAGACTGAATAATCAAAAATATAAAATCGTGGAAAGGAGGGAATAAACATGGCAATCGAACTTGAAGGTCTTGAATTTCAAGTGGAAGCAAAAGCTGATCAAGGTACTAAGGGTATTGAAAAACTTGCAGATACTATGACCCGGCTGAAAAAGGCTACCAAAGGTGGTGCAGGTCTTACCTCTACCATTAAGCAGATGGATAAGCTGAATAATGCACTGAGCAACTTTCATCCTGATAAACTTACAAGCCTGGGTAAAACTCTGGGTGCTTTGAAGGAAATGGGAGCAGTGAAGATTTCTGCTACCGTACCAAAGCGTATTGAGGAAATCGGTGCAGCATTGAAGTCTGTTAAGGATGAAGATGTGGAACGCATTGAACGTCTGGCTGATGCACTTGCAAACCTTAAAGCCAACTCCAAAATCAATATCAAGATCAACGGAGGAACTGCATCTGCTGGTGGTGCTGGAAACGGTCAAGGTTCTGGACAGACCCCAGCTGACAGTGGAGTAGAGACAGCACAAGGAACAACCAGTGCTTTCAAAAGCCTGGGTAATGTATTCCGTAGTGTATCTGGATATGTGTCTCAGTTTAGTAGGAACCTGATTTCTACAGTAGGCACACTAAAACAGACAGGCAAGGAAGCAGGAACTTTCAGAGATATTTTTGCTTCTATGGGTCAAAGTTTTGGTTCTGCTCTTGCTGCAAAAGTAAAGACCTTTACTTCTGCTCTTGGGTCTGCGTTAGAGTCCGTAAAATCCTTTGGAAAGAGCATTTGGGATGCCCTGGTATCTGCACCCGGAAAAGCCATAAATGGAATTACTTCTCTTGGTAAATCTATAGGAGATTGGTTTGTTTCTATCCCGGAAAGAGCAGGGCAAGCTATTCAAAATTTGGGTTCTGCTATCGGAGATAAACTGAGTTCTGCTGGTCACTCTGCCCTTAACGGTCTTAAAAATTTGGGTGATGTTATCAAAGGTATTTTGGTGACTGCTCCTTCTGCCGCCGCAAGCGCAGTAAAAAATCTGGGTACTTCTATCAAGAATGGTCTGATGAGTATTCCCGGTATGGCAGTGAGTGGAATTAAGAACCTGGGTTCTGCTATCAAGGACGGGCTTGTTTCTCTCCCTGGTGCTGCCGCAAATGGCATAAGAAATCTCGGTGCAGCGATTGGCTCTGGACTGGTTAGTGTTGCAGGAAAAGCCGTGAGCGGAGTTAAGCAGCTCGGTTCTGCTTTACTTTCTGGACTGAAAAACGGTGCTACCAAAGCAATGCAGGGTATCAAGAGTCTTGCTTCTACCATAGGAAAGAAACTGGTATCTGGGCTGAATAGTGCTAGAAAAGCTATTGGGAATTTTGGCTCCAATATCAAGAGCAAGATCACTTCTCCCATTAAGAACGCTACCAGTAAGTTAGGTTCTTTCCTGAGTAGTATTAAGCGAATTGCTATGTACCGTCTTATCCGTTCCTTCTTCTCTCAGCTTACCAATGCTATGAAAGAAGGAATTAGCAATCTCTACCAGTACAGTTCTCTCATGGGCGGTACTTTTAAGAGTAGCATGGACAGTCTGGCAACCAGCTTTCAGTATTTGAAGAACAGTTTAGGGGCTATGGTTTCCCCTATCCTTAATGCGATTGCCCCGGCTGTAGATTACCTTATTGACAAATTTGTAAATCTGCTCAATGTGGTCAATCAGTTCTTTGCGAAACTGACAGGTGCAAGTACCTATACTGCGGCTAAGAAGATCGCAACTACCTATGAGGATGCTGCGGATACTGCTTCTGGTGCAGCAAGTGAACTCAAAAAGTCCATTCTTGGATTTGATGAAATCAATGCTTTGACCAGTAATAGTGACTCTGGTTCTGGCAGTGGCAGTGGTTCTACAGACTATGGCTCCATGTTTGAGGATTTGCCTATTGATAGTACAATAGGTGATTTTACAGACCGTTTGAAGGAAGCCTTTGAGAACAGCGATTGGAAAACTTTAGGTACACTCCTGGGCAATAAGTTCAACGAAGTTGTTGATATGGTCAACTGGGAAGGTATTGGAACTACAATAGGCAGTGCTTTGAATGGTGCGGTGCAGACCGCTTATTATGCTCTAAAGACTGCTGACTTTACCAACCTTGGAACCAAGGTAGCCAGCTTGATCAATTCTGCAATGGAACAGATTGATGGAGAGTATATCGGTAGACTGTTTGTACGCAGTATTACCATTGGCTATGACTTTATGATCGGAGCAATTACCGGGATAGACTGGGGAAAAGTTGGAACGGTCATAGGGGATGCACTGACAGGAGCATTTGACGAAGTAACAGAATGGGTTGCAGGAATTGATTGGACGGAACTTGCGAACAACCTATGGGATGGTCTTAGTGCTTTCTTAACAGGTTTCAACGTATCGGAAATAACGAACAGTTTCTTGACCATGCTTGATACTGCGACAACGGCGGCTGCGAACTTCATTAACACTTTGTTCCAGAGATTGGATGAAGCGTTTGCCAATAGTGATTGGGAGTCCCTGGGTACTACCATTGGAACTACTATAGGGACTAAGTTCAACAGTGTTGTTAATAAGCTGGACTTCTCTACAATCGGAAGGGATATAGGAAACCTTCTCAATGTTGCCGTTCAAACCGCTTGTTCCACTTTGGAAAGTACAGATTTCACCAACCTTGGAACCAAGGTAGCCAGCTTGATCAATGGTGCGTTTGAAACGGTAGACGGTACTAAGATAGGAAGTTTGCTGGTTAGTGCAGTCACAAGCGGGCTTGACTTTCTGATCGGTGCAATTACCGGGCTGAATTGGAAACAGGTTGGTACAAAAGCTGGTGATGCCTTAAAGGGTGCGTTTAGTAATGCTCAACAGTGGATTGCTGGCGTAGACTGGGGCGAACTGGCAGATACACTATACCAGGATTTGAAGGATGCTATAACAGGTCTGGATTTGTCTGGTATTGCTCAGAGTTTCTTCAAACTTCTGGGTTCTGCGTTGGCTGCGGCGGTTAGCTTCATAAGTACAGTAGTTTCCGATATTTGGGACGATATTACCGGGTACTTCTCTGATTACCTTACCAACGATGACGGCACAAAGAAATGTGGTCTTGATTGGGTTGCTGGTATTCTTGAAGGTATTTGGGATGGTATTAAGAACATTGGAACATGGATTTATGAGAACGTCTTTTCTCCGTTCATTGACGGCTTCAAAGAAGCATTCGGTATCCATTCTCCTTCTACCGTTATGGCAGAGCAAGGCGGTTACATAATCTCTGGTCTGCTGGGTGGTATCCTTGATGGTCTGAAAAATATTGGGCAGTGGATTAAGGATAATATTCTTGACCCGATTGTGGAAGGATTTGAAAAGCTGGGTGCTACCGTAAAACTTGGAGTAGAACTGGTTAAGCAGGGATGGAACTCTTTGAAAGAATGGGTCGGTGAAATCGGCTCTAAGGCGTTCGCCCTGGCGAAAGATGGATGGTCTACTGTTTCCACGTTTGTAGGCAATATCGGTTCTAAGGCGTTTGAACTTGCTAAGTCTGGCTGGACAACAGTAAGTGATTTTGTAGGTAGTATAGGCTCTAAGGCATTTGCCCTGGCTAAAGACGGCTGGTCTACAGTAAGTAATTTTGTAGGAACTATCGGAAGTAAGGCTTTCAGTTTAGCTAAAGATGGTTGGTCTACAGTGAGCAATTTTGTAGGCAATATCGGTAGTAAAGCCTTTAGCCTTGCGAAGTCTGGATGGTCTACCGTTTCTGCCTATGTTGGGAACATTGGAAGTAAGGCTTTCAGTTTGGCAAAGTCTG